TTATTAGACGATTATATAACGCTAGATAAACCTAGGGATACAATAGCTACGCTTGTACATAAGACAAAGGAAGGTAATAGGATTGAATCCGCCTTGTATTGTCAAGTAGGCACACAAGAGAGCAAGTCATACGGTAAGTATTTCGGAGCAAGATACAATGTGCAATTTCCCACGTTTAAGGGATTATGTATGTCAACAGTGATCTCAGCAGGGAAGTCTCCACGGATAATAGGTTTCCATGTTGCAGGTAAAGACAAGGAGTTTCTGGGTAGTTGTGCATCACCGACTTGTAAGGAGTTGCAAGACGCAGTGAAGGAATTATACACTATACCAGGAACGTTGCGAGCTATGTCAACCGGAACTATGGAGGGCAGTGTATTAGACGTACAATTCTTCGAAGGAGAGGCGATTCATGTTAAAAGTCCGTTGAACTTTATACCCGAAGGAGAAATTACGTCTTTCACTGCTTATGGTTCTGTTATAGGCAGGGCGAAAACATTTTCACAGGTGGAAGCTACACCTATGTCGCCAATAGTAGAAAGAGTGTGTGGTGTCCCACAATTATGGGACAAGCCAAAATTTGGAGTTGGCTATCCATGGCAAAAAGCCTTGCTGAAAAGAATCACACCTGCACTTGGTGTGGAGGGAGAATTCCTCGTGTGGGCGGTTAAAGATTATGCTGTATCGTTGATTCAGTACATAGATATGTACCCTTCGCTCTCTCGAGAGATTTCCCCATTAAGCCGTGAAGAAATAGTGAACGGTAAAATTGGGAAGAGATTCATAGATAAGATGCCTGCAAATACAGCTATAGGATATCCCTTGACAGGGCCTAAATCACGTTACTATTTTGATGTGGCAGTTCCTGATGATCCACGTCGAGTCGATTGTGTTGATTTGCCATCTCAATTTTGGGAGGAAGCAGAACGTCTGGAATGTATTTATATGAAAGGAGAACGTGCATATCCAGTATTGAAAGCATGTTTGAAAGACGAACCAACCCCTCGCACGAAGGACAAAGTACGTGATTTTCTGGCTTTGCCTGTGGCCTTTCAAATTCTAGTTCGCAAGTACTTTTTGCCCATTGCACGTGTACTGTCAATGCTTCCACTGCAATCTGAGTGTGCTGTAGGCATAAACGCAACAGGGCCTGAATGGCAACAAATGCACGATCATGTAGTGAAGTTTGGTGCAGAACGTATATTAGCCGGCGATTACAAGGCCTACGATTTGAAGATGCCAGCTCAGTTGTCCCAAGCAGCATTTTCTATTTTTATCAATATAGCTGCACATTTTGGGTATTCAAATGAGCATCTGTGCATCATGCGAGGTATAGCCACTGATCTCACCTACCCACTTGTAGCTTATAATGGCGATTTAATAGCGTTTAATAACACAAATCCATCAGGTCATAATCTTACTGTTTATATAAACTGCATTGTGAATAGTTTGTTACTGCGTTGCGCATTTTGCGCATCTTATGGGGTTAACCCTGAAGTCAAATTCAGAGATGTGTGTGCCCTGATAACGTACGGTGATGATTGCATAGGTTCTGTGAGTGAGGAGTATCCTCTATATAACCATTGTTCAGTTGCAAAATACTTGTCAGAGCGCGGCATGGATTTTACAATGCCTGATAAGGAGTCGAATCCCATTCCGTATTTACACATGTTAGATTGCGATTTCCTGAAGCGTAAGTCTGTGTACCATCCCATGATACGGTACAATTTGGGTGCATTAGATGAGATGTCCATATTTAAGAGCCTACATAGCGTCCTGAAATCGGATGCAGTCACAATGACAGAGCAAATGATTTCGAATCTCGATGGGGCAGCACGAGAATTTTTCTGCCATGGTGAGGAAATATATAAGAAAAGAGTAAAAGAGCTACTAGCTGTCGCCACCGAGATTGGAGTGGAGCATGCTTGTCGAGAGCTCGGCTATACGTATGAGGATCGTATAGCGAAATGGATAGCGCAATACACCGATGGTTAAGGTGTATAAGGTTCGGGAATACCTAAATTCGTCCCTCTATGCGAGTGCATCATTGCATATTAAACCAAATGTACATATATATCCTGGTTTACCAACTACATGTTATGCGTGAAAATTCATTTTAGTTAGGCTTTATATATATAGACTTAGGGGCTATTTAGCTCAGTTTTTGTCAAACAACATTCACAACACTCCAGTCCTATGAATCTAAGACTAGGAGTTGTTAATAAACGATTCACTACAAAATCACAATTCAATGTAATAATAAATTCAGAGAGTACTGAAATACAAACTCAAACTGCACAATTCGCGGATGCGATAGAGCAGTGGTCTTATGCTATTGACAATGAAACAGACCCCACATATGAACTCACGGATACAGGGGACGTGTCGTTGCAGGAGTTTTTTAGCAGACCAATTAAAATTGCCTCCTATTCTTGGACGGTAGGCAATTCCATCTGGCATGCGCTAGACCCATGGTCCTTATTTTTCCAAAACAAGCGTGTAGAAAATAGGTTAGTTAATTACATGCTATTGCGTGCTAAATTACACGTGCGGATTCTTATCAATGGAAATAGTTTTTACTATGGCAGGGCATTGGTGAGCTACAGGCCTTTGCCAGGGTTTGATCAATTGACGACATCAAGGTCGGATGTCTTCAATGATATTGTGGGCGAATCGCAACGTCCACATATTTATCTTAACCCAACTACCAATCAAGGAGGAGACATTATTTGTCCCTTTATTTGGCCTAGTAATGCTTTGCGTATTCCATCCAGAGAGTGGGCTCAAATGGGCGAAATGATCGTACGTTCAACTGGACCCCTCAAGCATGCCAATGGCGCAACAGATCCTATAACTATATCAGTTTTTGCCTGGGCGGAAGATGTTTCTTTGTCTGTGCCCACTTCTGATCAACCGGGAGCATTGTCACCACAAGCAGGGCCTGATGAATATGATGGACCCATCTCTAGACCTGCAGCAGCCATTGGCAAGATTGCCGGAGCATTGGCAACAGTGCCAGCTCTCGCCCCATACGCTATGGCCACACAACAAGTGGCTAACAATGTGGGTAAGATGGCTTCTACTATGGGATATACAAGACCGGTAACACTTGGAGAAAACATTTTGGTACCAACACCTTTTCCAAATAGTGTTAATACGGATGGTTCCGATACTACTATTAAGTTGTCTATGGATCCTAAGCAAGGATTGACCGTGGACCCCAGAACTATGGGTTTGGGATCTACAGACGAAATGACTGTAAAGTCTATTTCGTGTAGAGAGTCGTTTCTCACTTCCTTTGCATGGAACACAGTTGGACCGCCAGAAGCGAAGCTTTGGTCTTGTAGCGTTTCCCCATTGTTATGGGCGCAAAACACAGATCCCTTGTCTCTCGACACCGAATATCATTTCCCAGCATGTGCTTTTGCAACGATGCCGTTTCGGCAGTGGAGAGGCAGATTAAAGTACAGGTTTCAGGTTGTGTGTTCCGCCTATCACAAGGGTAGGATGCGTGTATCCTATGATCCCAGTATTCAATTATCGCCTGAGTACAATACCAATTATAACTATATAGTAGATCTAGCTAATACTAACGATTTTACTGTAGAGGTTGGATGGGGTTTGGACCGACCTATGATGAACAGGGCACTGCCTGGATATGACCCAATACAATATGGACCCAGTTTCACCTCAACCTCAGGATATAGAGGCAATGGTGTTTTGACATTGTATATTGTAAATGAACTCACGTCACCCAATAGTGTTGTGGACAATAACGTAGAAATAAATGTTTTTGTATCTACTTGTGATGATTTTGAAGTATACAACCCGTCTCCCACCATGGACGATTTCACCTATTTTCCGCAAGCACCTAGTGCACCAGCGGCAGCATTATCGCCTCAAGCAGGCCCAGATGGAGCAGAACCAGATTCTACCGAAGACGGCAATGCCCCAATTCAGGACCAAGTAGTCACTTTAAACCCTGTCGATACTAGGAAACGGATCGATGAAGTGTTTTACGGAGATCCCATTGTATCATTTCGATCATTATTGAAGAGGTATAATTATAGTCGAACATATTCACCGATCTTGAATACATCTCCCCGTTTTTGCAAATGGACGGTACCTAATTTTCCATTTTATAGAGGCAGGGCACCAGGAGCTATCGATGACGCAGTCGGGGGGAAGTATAATTTCAATAAACAAACGTTGCTAAATTATTTAGCCCCAGCATACGTTTGCTGGAGAGGATCATTGCGATGGAGATACCACAAGGATAGAGGTGGATCTGGGGGTACCTACATGTCTGTGACCAGAATGACATATAACGATGACGGATATTCATATGTTGCTAGCGTTATTGGCCCTTCAACTCAATCTGCTAGTATTAGAGCTCGGCAATCTATAGCTCAAATACCCTCCACGCATGTGGGAGCAGTTGTTCAAGAC